GTGGCTCAGCCCCTTGGTTCGCATATCCTCCGTTGTTGGAAAACGTCCCGACGGAACGTTTTTGGTGGAACTGCGAAGCTATCGTGCAGTGCGACATGACAAGACAACCGTGATCCGTGTCTCTCGATCAGCGTTCCGATTCGAGATTGCAAACCAATCAAGCATGATTGCCAATCGCGGTTCATGGTTACATAGTCCTTGTGTAACGAGTACACAATCATTGTGTATAGATTAAACAATCGTTGTGTAATGATGCGTGCATCGTGTTGCTTGATCCATGCGCCTCTACTCTTTCATAGGGGGGTAGGGGGTCATGACGCGGCTGCTGTTGTACGTCCATGTCGCCTCGCACCCCAAAAGACGTTAAAAAACACCCAGTTACCCGACCAAAATAGTTTTGGTTTACATAATCTGGTTTAGCGCGCTTATACTATATCCAATGAGCAGTGGATTAAGTGCAACGCAGGTGGAAAAGCTCCCAGGAATCATGGACGAACAAGCACAGGAACATTCAATCAGGGTTTGGAATGAGGCTGATGACAGATCCTTGATCCGGCTAGTACCGGACGGCATCCGTGAAAAGATGTTAGTGATCCCCGAAGAAATTCGCAAGCTGGACGAACGCGCACTTAGAGAAAAGATGAAGCCCACCCCAACAGATAACCAACTGCGTTTATCTTTCTGGCTTGAGTATGACTCTTGTCAGTCTCTTTGTGCCCCAAAGATGAAGATGGGAAATGTTCTACGTGGAATCTGTAGTGAGGATTATTTTTACGGAACCTACACGAGAGAGCCATTACGAATGGCGTGGCTTGTTTTGCCTCCGGTTCATTACACCGTTAAGATGACTGAGGCTTTAGAATTTGGTGTGGAGAGGATGCGGGAGATTTTAAGTTTTCCTCTGGTGGATAAGAAGGGGCGCATCAACACTAGCTTGGCCAAGCTTATGATTACGATAGTCAATCAGTTGGAAGCAAGGGTTCATGGTTCAGTGGCCCAGAAGCTACAGATTGAGCAAAAGAGTATAACGATGCGGGCTGAGGCTGGCGATATTCTTGACGCGGTAAAGACTAGGAATATGGCTGAGATTGATAAGCGGTTAAAGTACCTGGAGAAGAAGGAGAGGATGTTAGAGAACGGGGTGCATCCTGGTCCAATATCCGTTGAATCAACGACGCTTAGTACCAAGGTGATTGATATTGAGGACGGACCTACGGAAGTAGTTGAGATTATCTCAAAGGCGGCTGACAATGATGAAAAGCCTTTGGGGGAAAAGACTGATGATCGAGAATGATCCAAGTTCCTCAATTCAAGAAAAACTAGAGAAGATAAAATTATTAGAGCAGAAAAGTTATTTAAGGGAGGGGTTGCCCCACCTTTATGGATGGAAGTGGTACAAATGGGCGCGGGAGTTTTTTGAGTCGGTAAATAAATTAAATTTTATATGTGCCGCAAATCAGATTTCTAAATCATCTTCTCAGATTAGAAAAGTGATTGACTGGGCCACGAACCAAGAGAAATGGCCGTTTCTTTGGAGAACACGCCCATTAGTTTTTTGGTATCTGTATCCAACGAAGGATGTGGGCACTATTGAATTTGAGAAGAAGTGGGTTCCTGAGTTCATGCCTCGTGGGGAATTTAAGGATGATCTTATCTACGGGTGGAAGGTGGCGTATCAGAACAAGCATGTGCACGCGATTCACTTTAACAGTGGGGTCAGCGTTTATTTTAAGACGTATGAGCAGGACGCTTCACATTTAATGACGGGCACGGTGCATGCTATATGGGCCGACGAGGAGCTTCCGACAGATTTATGGGATGAGTTGCAGTTACGGTTTGCTGCAAGTGACGGCTATTTTTCCATGGTTTTTACAGCGACACTTGGTCAGGAGTTTTGGAGACAGGTGATTGAGGAGCGGGGGAACCCCACAAAAGAGCGGCTGCCTGACGCAGCTAAGTGGCAAGTCACCATGTATGACTGCTTGGAGTATGACGATGGGACGCGGTCGCCGTGGACCGAGGAGCGCATTAAGCGAATCGAGAGACAGTGTAAGAGTCAGCAGGAAATATTAAAGCGGGTGTATGGCCGTTTCATAATGGAAACTGGTTTGAAATATCCCACCTATGATAGAACGCTTAATCGGGGGACATCAGGTGAAGTTGATAAGAGTTGGCATATCTATGCTGGGGTCGACATTGGGAGTGGTGGTGCTTATGGACATCCTTCTGCTATTGTTTTTGTTGCTTGTCACCCTCAATATAGTTCTGGAAGAGTCATTAAAGCCTGGAGAGGTGATGGAATTACCACTACTGCATCAGACGTACTGATGAAGTATTTCGAGATGCGTGGTTCATGGCACGTGACTCGTGCTTTCTATGACTTTGCTGCCAGGGATTTTTTTACCATTGCTGCTCGGATGGGAGAATCCTTTGAGACGGCAGACAAGAGTCATGAGGTAGGGGAGCAAGTGTTGAACGCTCTGTTTAAGAACCAGATGTTGTCTCTTGATATAAACGATGGAGAGATCGACAAACTTGAGATTGAAATCACGACTCTACAAAGGGACATGGACAAAAAGAGATGTAAGGACGACTTGGCCGACGCTTTGCGCTATGGCTGTTCTAAGATCCCCTGGGACTGGTCTATAATAAACTTGGGAAGTGCAAAGCCAGTGGAGAGGACGTTTAAGGGTGTAGAAGGTCTTGATATGTTACGACGAGAAGGTAAGTTAGCATTAAAAGATGACCCAGCCTATAAAGAGATCAACGATGAGTTTGAAGAAATCAACGCAAGCTATGAGCCGTAAAGACTTAACATGCGATGAAATCTGTAAGATACTTGAATCTACAAGGGGGATTCCAGTTTCAAGATTAAAGATCCGCGAGTTAGAGATCGACTTTTTTAATGGGAACCCTGTTGTAGTAATGGAGAAAGCCACTCCAAGTGTAGAGCACACGCCAATAGCTCAAGATCCAAAAGACAAGATGAACGCATACGAGGATGAGATAGCCGATATGCATGTTTCTGATCCTGTTGGTTTTGAGAACGCAATCATTGAGCGTGGAGACTACAAAGAATGAAAAAGTTAAGTATAGCGGATCTTAATCAACTTTATACAGATGGGGAGTCTGTTGATAATGAGATTTGGGCTGAGCAAAGATCCAATATCCTTTTAGTATCGGGAGAGCATTACAACCGAAGGTCTGGTAAATTTTTAGATCGCATACGTGAGAACAAGGATCTATCTCCTGAGCAGAAGATTCGTTTAACCAAGAACCACATTCAGAAGATCATGAAGTTGTATGTCAACAATATACTATCGTATGCTCCAGGGGTACAGATCACTCCTACTAATGAGAAAGAGCAGCAGGATATAAAGGCTGCAGAACTTCACTCGGCTGTGTGGAAGTGTGCAAAGGATAAATACGATCTTCAGAGTAAGAGGCGTCAGTGGTGTGAGGATTTTTTTAATATTGGAGAAGTAGTTGTAAAACTTTTCTGGGACCCATCTAAGGGTAAGCTTTTGGGCTATGAGCCCTCAATGGGTGAAGACGGTGAGCCCGTTGTAAATGAGATGGGGGAGCAAGAAGACGATAAGGCTCGTCCCATTTTTAGTGGGGACTTTGTGTTTGAGCGCGTATTTGCCATGAATCTGTTTAGGCCAAAGACGGCGAAAGACATGCAAGATGCAACCTGGCTTGGCATTCGTAAGATGGTTCCAACTAAGGATCTTGAATATTTAGTTAAGGGCGATGAAGAGAAATTAAAATTTATTCATGAGAGTTCCGATAGAACTTTCACTGTGTTTGACGGAGCACAAGGCATGTACCGTGATTCTAAGGGTGAGGTCATGGTGCGGGAGATTTATTTTAAGCCATGTATCGATTACCCAACGGGATATTTTTTCATTTTTACTGAAGAAGGCGTTCTGTTTGAGGGAGAGATTCCTTATGGTGTGTATCCACTGATTTATGAAGGATGCGAAGAGTTTCAGACTACACCTCGTGCACGTTCACCGATTAAGCACGGCAGACCGTTTCAAGCTGAGATCAACAGAGCTGCAAGCAAGATCGCAGAGCATCAGACATCTCTTGGGGATGACAAGTTAGTTTTCACCAACGGATCTCAAGTAACACAGGGGGCACAGCTTACTGGCATACGCACGGTGTACACAACCGGACCAGCGCCTACTGTTATTCAAGGACGAGTAGGGGAGCAGTACGTTGGTTATTTAGAGTATCAGATCAGCGAGCTTTATAGTGTCATGATGGTTCAAGAGGACACGGAAGAGGGTGGTAACCAACAAGTAGATCCACACTCTCTTTTGTATAAGAGCCTAAGACAGAGAAAAAGATTTTCTACTTACGCTGAAAAGTTTGAGCGGTTTCAGAGAAATGTTTGCAAAACATACTTGGATCTTGCTCGTTACTATTTACCAGAAGACGAGATCATTTATAAAGTTGGAAGGTCTGAGCAGATTAATATTTCAGAGTTTAAAAACGCAACCCCACTTGGTTATCAGATCGTAGTTGAAAGCATGAGTGAAGATGTTGACTCCATGATGGGCAAGCAGTTGGTGTACAACCACATCTTACAATATGTGGGGCCACAGTTGCAGCGTGACGACATTGGTAAGCTTATTCAGTCAATGCCGTTTGCAAATGCTAAGGATGCCTTCTCTGATTTTACGATAGACGCTGAAAACGCAACCAACGATATTTTAATGCTTGATCGTGGTCAGCCACCCACACTTTTGCCTGGTCAAAACATAGCCTACACACTTAAAAAGTTAACTAGTAGAACCAAGCAAGCAGATTTTCAGTTCTTAGACCCACAGATTTCACAGATGTATGCCGATTATATCGTTCAAATGGAACAAGCCCTGGCGGTAGAGCAACAAAACCAGGCGGCACTTAATGCCGACATGATCCCAGCACAAGGATTTTTGACGCCGTGTGACTTTTATGTACCTGACCCTGCTAATCCTGAAAAGACTAGACGGGCTAGGCTTCCCATTGATAGTTTGAGCTGGTTAGTTCAAAGACTAGAGCAACAAGGAATGACGCTTGAGCGTCTTGAGGGACTACAAACGTCTGCACAAGCAGGTGTTGGGAGGCAAGTGATGCTTGCCACAAATGCGGGGGCTGAAGCGCAAGGACAAGCGGGTCAACCTCAAAACACTGGGCAACCATACCCACAAGGAGCGATGAATGGAGATTCAAGCGGTCAGCCAAGGATCTGAAGGAACAGAAAAACCCGTAGAGCAAACGCCAGTAGAACAAGCGATTTCACAGGCAGCACCAGTTGCAGAGGAAAAAGCGGCTGGATCTAGCGAAAGCCCACCTGAGGCGGTAGAAAAACCAGCGTATCAACCCAACTTTAAGTTTAAATCTTTTGATAAAGAATACGAATTTGATGAATCTTTAAGGTCTTTAGTTAAAGATGAAG